TCTAAATATTTCAACTACTACTTGTGGCACGATGGCGTTTCCGTATCCTTTGATTGATTCGTTTCGGTGTTTAGGAAAGGTAATTCCAGCCAGTCGGGAGGAAAGCCCATCATCTCTGCTACAAAGCGGGGATTGAGTTGGGAAGTCTTGCCAGTTTGATGGAATGCATCCGGCAAACTGTTTGTTTCGTTCCTTCCTGCTTTCTCCAGTGATTCTGTTGTTCTTGCACCCTTGTAATCTCTGGTTGATGGTGTTGGAATCATCCGGTGAAGTATTTCCGATAATAAATTTGGTCCTCCGAGATTCTTCTGGTATCTCTCCTCCGATAATGGTCCCCTGTTCCCGTCCCATGCTGCCGGAGTCGGAAGAAGTTCCTGAATCTGTTCTGTCAGTAATAGTCCCTTCATTATATTGCTCAATCCCTGTTGTTTGCTCTTCGCTGATCTCCTGTCGCTGCAATCGGGAGTCGGAAGAAGTCCCTGAATCTGTTCTGTCAGGCATCCCGGCACATAATGCCTCCCCACACTCTCTCTGTATGCTGTCCGTTTCTCTATTCTCCCTTCGTTGATTCCTATGTCCACCGTTGATGGAGTGAGCAACAAACCAAATTCGTTCTCTTTTATGGGGAGCGTTGACACCGCAAGCTGGAAGAATAAACGGGATGACCTCGTACCTCGCAGCTTCCAAGTCAGCTTGCACTTCCTCGAAAACCATCCCTTTTGACCAATTAATAAGTCCGGGAACATTCTCGCCCACGATGTAGTGCGGCTGAATCTCTTGTATTGCTCTAAACATTTCCGGCCAGAGATGTCTGTCATCTTCTTTCCCTTTTCGCTTTCCTGCAATGGAGTAGGGTTGACAGGGGAATCCTCCTGTAAGAATGTCAATTGTCCCTCGGTGTTTTGTGAAGTCCGTTTTCGTGATGTCCCCATAACTTATCGCATTAGGCCAATAATATTTTAAAATCTTTTGTCCGAATTCGTTCCATTCGCAGTGAAAAATATTCTTCCAACCCATCCACTCGGCAGCCAGATCAAAACCTCCGATTCCGCTAAATAATGAAGCGTGCATCATTATGTTATGGGTATTTGTTGTAGTTGCATCAATAGCTCCAGCGGGGAGTCCACGTCATTCAGTTGTTTAAAGTTCGAGTTCTTTTACGACCGATTCCGGGAGTCTTTTCATTATCCACTCTGGCTCCCGCTGGTATTTTAATCCAATAAATGTCATGATCAGGAGCGCGTCTGCATTGGTCAGGGTTACGTTCAGTCCCGGGTATCGCTGCTGTGCGACTGCTTTAAATCTGCGCTTCCTGTCATCATAATCTTCTGGCTGGTCCGTCTTTAGTTTTAGGTATGCCTGCCATTGGATCGGATAAACCTGTATGAATGGGATTTTGGCTATTCTCAAAACCGTTGTAATTTCATTTAGGTTTCTGGTTAGTTTCTCTATTCCGAATGCCTTCCCTTTGTTCGCGTCCCCTCTCCAGAGGCTGACTTTCTCTACGCAGGCAAGCGGGCATTCTGAAATTGATTTGAGGTACAAGAGGTAGCTGTTCATGTCGTCTACCGATCTGGGCATTGATACCGTGGTGGCTGGACTGCCTGCTGCTATGCTTGCAATGGCTCCTCCTGCACCGCAGTCAATTCCTATGTATCTGTCGACTTTGTTCATTTCTCTTTTTTTTCTTTGTAAGCGATTTCTGCGCGCAGGGTTGTCATGTTGTCCTCAATGTATTTACGGAGTGCTCCGTAGCTTTTGTCGTTTTCGTATATCCAGATTAGGTACTCCGGGGGTACGTTGGCGAGCTTTTCGTTTTTGTATTTGCCGAAGGGCATGGTTAAGTTGTCGTCCATTTCTTTTGCCATGGTGTCTATTTTTAGAATGGTAGTTTTGCTGCTTTTGGTTCCAATCTGTCTTCCACTTCTCCTGTGAAGGCTTTAATTTCCTCCTCGACGGATCCCCATTTTAGGCAGTCTTCGCTGATGATTACCTCAACAAATTCTGTCCTTCCGTTCCGGTTTTTGGCTATATCGATCTGTCCGAGGTGGGTGAGGTCCCTTCCTCTTTCGTCAATACTTTTGCCTATCATCGCGTATCGGATTGGGAATAATACGATGTCTGCGTCTGCTTCTATTTCTCCAGAATTCCGCAGATCTGAAAGTTTCGGCAGTTGGTTTGCTCTCTGGTCCGGGGATCTGTTCAGCTGTGCCAGCGCGATGACCGCTACCTTGCATTCCTTGGCGACTCTTTTAAACATTTTGGAAATGGATCCGTATTTCTCACTCTGGTTATCTTTGTCTTCGTCCCCTGTGAAAAGGTTGAGGTAGTCGCAGATTACCAGTTCGATGCTGTGTCGCTTCTTTGCTCTCCGGACCTTGGATCTGAATTCATAAATTGTCATCGAGCTGGAGTCGTCTATCCAGAGGGGTGTCTTACTCCCTTGACTTATCAGCTTTTCGATCTTTGCCCATTGAATGTTTCGGCCGCGTTTTAGGTCGTAGCTGTTGTGTCCTGTTTCCGCGCTCATGTACCTTTCTCCCAGCTGGAGGTCTGTCATCTCGAGCGAAAACATCAGGGATGGGTGTCCCATCTTGGCTGCGAAAGTTGCGAACTGGATCCCGAGCGCGCTTTTCCCTACAGACGGTCTGGATGCCAAAATGATCAGGTCCCCGAGTTGCCATCCCAGCGTTACTCGGTCCAGCGTTATAATTCCTGATGGGATCCCGGTGAATTCCTCTGTTGTTTTCTCCCGGATCTGAATGATATTGGCGAGGTTGTTTAGTAAGTCTGCCATCCCGATCGGTTCCTTACTGCTGGTTATATCTCCCAGCTGGTATAGTTCCTTTTCGGCGTATTCCATCAGGTCAGCTGTTTCTACCATGGGATCAAATCCTCTGGTTTGTAGCTCGCTTCCTATCCGGATCATTTCCCTCTGGATGTAGGCTGTCTTGATTATGTACGAATGCTGGACTGCCATCTGCGTGGTCACCACTTTCCCGGTCATCAGGGTTAGTGCCATCGGTCCTCCTGCTGATTCAAGTTCGTTTCTGTTTCGCAGCTCCTCTTGGATTGATATCAGATCCGCGTATTTGCTTTTCCTGTACAGCGTTACCGCTGCTCCGAAGATCTTCTGGTGCGCTTCTTTGTAGAACATCTCTGGCTTTAATATTTCCGCGATGTCGTCTATGCAGCTGGAGGCGACCATTATTGCTCCAAGCACCGCTTCTTCTACCTGGATTGCCTGTGGTGGTACCTTTCCAAAGTCTGGCATTGTTGTTATTGGCGTTCTATAGGTGGCTTTTTCTTTCATTCCGCATTTGTGTTAGATCGATTTGTCCTCTGGTATCCTGCGCTTTGTTTTCCTCTTTAAACCAGACCGCTACCATTTTCCCTTTCCAGCTCTTTATAGCTTTCCCGGTGGAGTCATGCCAGTTCTGCTCGCTGTAATATAAAAAAGCCCTTTTCGCAATTTCTGTTTTGTATCCTTTTTCTATAAAATAAGCAATCACTTCGTCTTCTGTTGGAGGGGTGAATTTTTTTGATTTCTCTTTTTGTCCATCAGTACTCTGTTCTTTATTCTTTGGATTTAATTCTTTATTCTTTAGTTCTTCTTTATATTCTAATATTTCATTTTCTAAAGGCATTCCCATGGCATATGCCGTGGCATTGCCGTGGGATGCGTTTGGCATATCCCGTGGCATCCATCTTTTTTTAGCATTTTCACTTTGGTGCTCGAGGTGTTTGTTCCTTTTTTCGCTTTCTAAAAGCATCCTTTTGTTTATGAAATATCCGTTTTCCTGATAAAATTTGGACCATATTTCCGGATCTGGTTTCCTGCAAACTTTTAGCATTTCCTTCTCCGTTAGTTTTCCGTTCTGATGCTGGAGGCAGAGCAGGACGATGTACTGTCCTCTCTGCTTATCCGTCATCAATAGCGTGCCTGTTAGAAAGTCCTGCGTGTAAAACAGGACGGCTGGATCTTTTGCCATCTTTTTCACGTGAGTCGTGTTATTCGCTCCAGCTTCCAAAGAGTGGCTTTCCGTATCCGGGTTTCCGGAGAGCGAAGTAGGTTGCGGTGTCCATCAGTCTGAATTCGTATCCTGCGTTCCAGAGGTTTTTGTCCATGCAGTACTTGTATGCCTTCAGCGTCCCGAGCCATTCCTCCCGGCAAAATTCTGCGTATTTGTTTTCCACAAAATTGATCGATACGTTGTGGATGTCGTCGGTTTCGACCACCAAAAAAACAAACATCGGGAATTGGAATTCGCTGTATTTGTATGCATCGAGGTAGGCTCCCACCTGTAGGAAATATTCCCACGTCCATGCGTCCCGGGTGAACTGGTCCGGATCCGCGTTTCCGCTGGTCTTCAGATCCACGATGCAGAGCTGGTTGTCCAGCAGGCAATCCCAATCTGGCTTTCCTATGCATGGCAGTTTTGTTTCTTTGTCGGTCCATCGGAGTGTTGGGTGCTTCTTTCTCATCTTGAGGTATGGCTGCGCTTCCGGGTATTCCTTGACTGCCTTGACGCATTCCTGTGCTATCACGATCAGGTCGTTTGTTATCAGTCGTTTGTTTTCGGTTCTGGCTTTCTCCACCATGGCCTGCCATTCTGCTTTGGCATCGTTGCTGCGTTTTTCAAATTTGACGTAGGGTGTGAATTGCTTACTGAATTCCTCCTCTCCATCTATCAGGAGGCAGTCCACGGCTGATCCGATCAGCATCTGGTCGCTGTCCACTTTTGGTTTGTCAAAACTTGCAATGTAATGTTTTGGTGATTTTCTGAATTCCTTCAGTCTGCTGTAGCTCAAAGGTCTGTCCTTTAGAAATGCTTCGTTAATCGTTACTGCCATTTGGTTTGAGTTTCAAAATTATTGATTTATAAAATTCGATTGTGTTTTTCCCGGCTTCTTCAGCATCGATGATCAGCTGGGTGATGTTCTGGACGTATTCGCTGTCCTGATTGTGGAGCAGCTCCTCGCTTATCCTGCTGCGGAGTTCTGTTTTCCTTTCGTCTGGATCCTTAATGGTTCCGAGGTAGTCGGATGCTGTGTGCTCCCGGTTAACATCGCGGCCGAAATACTTGCCCAGCGATAGGCAGGCGTTTTTGAAGCATTCCGCTTTCAGCTTTGAGAATCCTCCGTTAGTTAGTGCTCCCGGCTTTTTGTTATTGATGTCGACTGCCCAAGCGTTTATCTCCTGCTTCTGCATTGTCTTGCGCTGCTGCTCCGGGATGCTGTCGACCATGATCTGGATCGCTGTTGCTCCGGTGCGTCTGATCCATTGTTTTGTCAGCGGGTGAAAAACCAGCAAGTCCATCGAGCCTATTACCTCGTTTGATACGACCTGCCATCTGAAGTTCTCTGTGCTCCATTGTCCGAAGAATATTTCGTCGAGAGCCATTTCCATGTGGGAGATCGGTAGATATTTGCAATCCTTTACGATCGGGTGCTCCTGTAGCTTTTCCTTTTCTACCTCTGCATTCTGGATTTCCATGAATTTTTGGAGGCGTGAAAAATATGCCATCTCGTCTTCTTTCTCTGTCGACTTCTGGAGTTGTTTGTTGGTCATTTTTCCCCGGAGATCGGGGAGGGTGATTGGTTTCTGTTTGTCCATAATTGATGGTGTTTGTGGTTATTATTTACCCTTATCGGGTGTACTTTATTAGCTTTTCCGGAGGGTATCCTGTCGCTCCTGCTATTTTGATCAGGAGGTCAAGATTCACGAATTTCCTGTGATTGTTTATGGTTTTGTAAAACATCACGACCTTGCTTCGCTCTGCTGCGTTTGCATCACTTAAGACCGCGAGAGCGAGGCTGGTGGCTGTCATCTCCGGAACCTCGTCTGCTCTCTGGTCGTTATAATGCTTGATCGCTTCCTTTATGTTCAGTTCTGCTTTCATGGCTTTTTTCTTTCAAACATAGTAACTTATTTGATTTGCGGCAAATAAAGTTATTAACAATCTATTAAAGGGTGAATCCGTGTAGGTTTGTTATGTAATTTATCAGTTCGCTTATCGCTGCATTCTGGAATTCCCGGGAGTTGTCCTTTGCCTTTGTTGTGATGTGGATGTGCTCCTCTATTATGGTTGCGATCACTATCCGGATTCCTTCTGCGAGCGCGCGTTCTGATATCAGGATCTCATTGTCTTCCGTGATGGATCCGCAGATGCTTTTGTCATCAAATTGCACCGCTATGACTGGGTGGACCAGCGGTCCTGCGTAGTTGTATTTTCCGAAGAATTTCTTTGCTTCCATCAGGGTTGTCATCTGGTTGTCATCTGGGTTGAAGGTCCTGTATAAAGATCCGCGGACGGTCATCGTTATTGACTTGCTCTTTATTCCGTTGCCCAGCACTCCTATCAGGGATGTGTAAAGTTTCCCGGGAAGGAAAAGGGTTGAGGCTCGGTCTTCATCCTTGACGTACCCTCCCAAATATCTGGGGACGATCTGCTGTCCTGCCAAGGCTTCCTTCCATTGCGCTTTGCTCTGGATTTCCGGGATCGATATAAAGCTCCCCTCTATTTCATTTTCTATGAACTTGGTATCCTGTATTTCCTGTAGGAGCGTCCGTAAAATCACCGGATTGTCGCACTCGAATAAAATCTTCCACATCGATTCCGGGAGCGTCCAGCTGTACTTCAGCAGGCGGTCCTCTCCTATCTCTACGCTGTTGAAGTCGTAGTCGAATATTGATTGCTTCTGGGTTTCGAAGCAGCGGATCCCGCGGTAGTAGATGCAAGTTTTGTCTGTGTGCTTCCGGTAAATTTTCCCGGCTTTGCATTCGTATACCACTTCGTTCCCTGTGGCTATGTAATCCCGGATGTTAAACATCAGGTCTTCGATCTCCGGGTTTACATCGATGCTTATAATTGTGTCATCCGGTTCGAAGGTCATTTGCGTGGATCCTTCCGGATCGTGGATCCCAAAATAAAGTAATCCTTCATCCAGCGCGTTGCTGTATAATTCCCGGATGGCCTGCCAGAGCGTCCATTTGTATCCAAGGTCCAGCGTGATGCTGGTTTCCTTTCCGTTGATTACCAGCACCTCGAATTCGTGCTCTCTGAAAAACTTGCTTACCAGTCCTATTTTTATTTCGTCCGGTCCGCTCTGGATATGGACGTGGTGTCCGTGTTTCATCAGGTATGCCAGCGCGTATTTGTTCCCGCTGCCGAACTGTCCGATCTTGCTGTTGTCACCTCTTTTGGTGGAGGCTCCCAGCAGCGTCAATGCTTCTGGCTCCAGCCTGCCTTTGTTTACAATTAGTAATTTTTTCATTCGATTGGTTTTTAAAAGGTCCCCGGTTTCCCGGGGATCCTTGGTTTAATTCTTACTTTTTGATTCCTGTGAAAAGGTTCCCGGCTATTTCCTGTAGCTCCAGCTTCCTGCGTGCGACCACGTCATCCCTATTTGCGTAGGCCGTGATCCCTTGGCTCAATTTCCAGAGGCTGGCTTCTCCCTGTACTCCGTCTTCCGGGTTGTTTCTCATCAGGATCTTGCCGATCTCCTCGGTTTCTCCCTTGAGCAGTTTCCCGGTCAGGTTCTTTAATTCGCGAGCTGCATCTATTCTGGTCCCGGCTTCGACCTGTACCTCGAGCATCCTGCTGCGGATTGTTTCGTTGTCATATAAATTCTTGGTGTAGTCCCTGACTGCGAGTGCCTGTGTTTTGCTGTCGGATTCGTATGTTTCCTGTGATAAGATCAGGCTGTCCGGGAGCCTTGCTCCGAGGTGTCTTTCGTGCAGGACCGATTCGCGAACCATTCCATTGAGGCATACTCCCTGTAGGATAAAACTCCGCAGCTCGAGCGCGCCATCTCCGTAGTCGGAGGTGGAGAGGCGGGTTCCAAATGCCAGCAGGATTGTTCCATTCAGCTCGGTTCGCAGCTCGATAGGTTCCGGGAAGAGGCTCTCGATTGATATCCGGGTGTCGTCCATGAATCCGTCGGAGAGCACCGCTCCTGCGAGGTTGACCTGATCGACGTGTGCCTTGAAGATCTTTTCTGAATCCAGCCTGCGGTATTGTACCGATAAAAAGGCGCGAACTTCGTCGCCTACTGCGCGGACCAGCACTTTGTTTCTGTCGGTCCATCCGTTGTGGGTGTTCATGATGCTGTAGGCGAGGGTGCGCTGCCATTCCTCTCCTGCGAGTAGCGAGGTCAGGTATACTCCCGGGATGGAGAGCTTCTCTGCAACCTGTTTTACGGCGTGCTGGTTTACTCTGTAGGATCTGGTCCCTGCGTCCGGGATCCTAAATGTGGCGGCTACCTTGTTAAAGGGATCCGGGGAGAAGGTGATGTTCGACTCGGTTCCTTTGCGGCGGGTTCCTA